AAGCGTTTGAGTTATCTTGGCCGTTTGCAAAAACAGCACTTCGGCGCTGTGGGCCGCTTACGATGATTGGAATCGGCATATTCTCGCCGCCAAAGCTTTCATACTTAGGCATGAGTGCCAAGAGAGGGTTGTTCTTGTAGACCATCTCTTTGATTCGTTGTGGTTTATAATGCTCTTTTAGAGCTTCGGTAACCAGCGTTTCGCCGCTGTTTCCTGTGCCTGCCGCTGTTGTTGAAAATACACCAATAGCCATTGTCTTCGCCTCGTATAGTTACAGCCCGTCAATTCCCATTCAGAATTTGCGCCATGCGCTTCAAAGATTCTGCTCGTGAGAGCATACCTCCATCGCGCTCGGTCGTTTGGGCCGAGTTTTTGTTACTTAAAGTTTTTGGCCCGCCGTTGTTCGCTGGAGCCGCTGCTTCTTGAGACGCTTCTTGTTCGGCAGGAACTAATTTAGCTTTCCACCGCTCTTGTAGCTTTTGTGCACCAAAATAGTGTTCAGCCTCTTGTTCGTAATGGTCTTCAACTATTCTAGCGGCGTCGGAGTATTCCATGATTTCTTTGGTCTTAATGTAATGCTGCTGCATTACCTCCGCGACCAAATCATATGCCCCCCGATGCTTAACTAAAGCATACTGTTCGTCATTATCAACAAAGTTCTTTATGTTGTCAACAAGTGTTGCCCTGGCCCTGTCAAGACGCTTTGTCTCGGCGTCTTTTCGTTGCTCATCATACGCGCTTTCGATTTTCTCAAGACGCGCTTGCAGTTTTTCATTCTGCAAACGAAGCTGCTGCTCTTCTGTTGGATTGCCTTCGTTAATGACTTGCTGCGTCAATTCATCATAGCTGATTCCAAGCTGCGAAAGCAGTGCTGCTGGGTTCTCCTTTGCCAGTCGCTGGATTTCTCCAAACTGACCTTGAGAGTTTTCAAGCTCCGCAATTCTTGCCTCCATCTGCTTAACGGCTGATTCTCTTTTTCGCAGTGCGCGTTCTTTTTTTGCAATTGCAGCAAATTGCCGGGAGGCAAGTGGCTCTTCTTTTGCCTGAACCTGCTCTTCTGCCTGCTCTTCTGCTGCTGACTCTTCTACTGCCTGCTCCACAACTTCTTGTGCTGGAGCTTCTTCTGCTTGTACCGCTTCTTCTGTCATATTCGCTTAACCCCTTTAAGTTTTTATTGGATAGGAGCAGCCATTTGCTCGGCTGCAACTTCATCCGGTCCCATGTTTGCTGGTGGAGCACCCATTTCGGGTCCTCCCATTGCTGGCGCTGGCGCAGTTGCCCCCTGTGCCATCGTCGAAAGCATATCGATAGCCTCCTGCATAAATCTTCGCAGAAGGTCCAAATTCTCTTCAGGTGCATTGTTGATTTTCGCTCTCAAGTAAGCACTTTGAATCATTGCAATCGCCATTGCTAAGTTCATGAATGGCTCTGGCGGATGGTATCGACCGTGTTCAACCATATCTTCAATCATAAGCTTGATTCCGTCTGAAGATGCTGTTGCCAATTGGTTCACTGCCTCTAAATCTGGGTAATCCAGGAGCCCGCGAGCTTCTTGGTTATCAATCATTCCGGCCTGCACCATTTCAATGACCTTTTGAAGCTTCGCCGCTGGCGTTGTAGGTAAAAGTGAGGTGGGGTAGACCTTCATCACATATTGGTCCCTTTTTAGGTCGATATCGGACCATTTTATGGCCTGTATCTCTTTATCCCCATGACTAAGCACCTCGTAGGCATTTCCTTCTTTGGAAATCTCTCTAGCAAGCTCAATCATCTGCTCGGCAGCCTCTAGAAACAGCTTTTCGTAATGCTGGGCCACAATCATAAAGCGCTCGGTCTCAATGTCTTGAAATTCACGCAATGCAACACCGGAATCCAGTCCAGAAGGCTTTTTAGACTGAGCAGCAAGCTGAGAAATGCCTGCAATCTCATATGCACGCGAATACAGCCTATCTAGGTGAGCAAAAACCTCTGGAGAGGTTGTTCTCGGCGCAACCATCTGTGGAGGCGTTCCATTGTACTTAACAATGCCCCAAATTTCATTATTTAGGTGCCCTGGAACAATTTCAGACCCATTTTCAATGAAGACCTTTGGGGTGGCGAGGTGCATCTGCTCTTGAATCATAGATAGCAAATTATTGATTTCTAGTTGTAATCCTGTGAGCTGCTCAGCAAGCCCCTGCCCCCAAAAGCCCATTAATCGGTTCGACCAGCGAATAAACACGAAAGGAAAGTCGCCTCTTTCCCACGGCTCGTCCAAAAGTGTGCAATTTTCGATTGCAATGACTCTTCGACCATCTCCTGCGCCCTCATAACAAGGCAAATGCCATGCTTCGATGCATTCAACTTGCTCAGAAGCTTTATATTCAGAATGGCCTTCTCCGTAGCTCACTGCTTCGTTGATTTTCTTCTCTGCTTCGGGAAACATGCCAACCAAGACGTCTTTGGCCATAATTTTACGCCGAAACATCTGGCGAGGCTTCGCATACCGAGATTCATGGTCATCAACTAAGATTTCACCCGGAAATACGCGCTCTACTTCAATTTTTCCGTCGCCCTGGTAAATATACATGCAGCCAGTGCCAAAAACACATGCATCCATGAAAACTTGCGGAGCAATCGAGTAAATGTCGGTTGCATAAAACTGACCATCGGTAAAACGCTCCAAAAGCTTAGCTTTCTTCTGCATAGACCAGTTTCCGCCATGGGTAAGATATGTGGCCCTTGGCCGAGCCTTGGCAACCTTGGCTGTTACGGTGTCACACATGCTCTGAATGATGTTGAGCGTAACCCGGTGGTTTGTGTTTGGCGTGCTGCCCATATCGCCAAAAGAGGCCATGTCGGTGTAGTGAGCGTTGCCATAAAGAGACATGTGAGCAACATTGTCCTGCTCTCTTCCGCTCTGGACACCAACAATTCCAGCAACAGCCGAAAACAGCTCCTCATGAGGCTCTGATTTTTCGTTCCACCAGTAATTTACAATCTTCATTGTCTCGCACCTTCTAGTTTAGTGTCCATCTGTCTTCCCACCATGGGCCTTCCTTCGCACTGCTTTTGGCTAAGGTAGATTCCCACATGCGTCGTTCTTCTTTACTCCAGCCCTCTGGAGTCGTGTCGATTTCTTCCTGAAAAGTATAGTGCCGACTTTCGCGCCACATATAAAGAGCTGCATCACTTAAGTGGTTGTCAAAGCGAGCATCCTCGCGCTTCCCTGACTCATCCCATTGCAAAATATCCCACTCTTTCAGGATTTCTCTGTCGATGATTTTAAGCTTACCTGTCGCAAGGTCATCATTCATCATTTCAATGTAGGTGACCTTGTTTCTTTTCTCGGCAGCCTTTAGCGGCAACCCATGCCTTTTTCTGAATTCCTCAACAATCGATTTACCTAGACCGCCCGTATCAGCCACCATGCCAATGAAGTGGTAGGTGTTTTCCATGGAGCGTATTTCTTCAGCAATCTCTGTTGGTAGCATGTGGCTTTTCTTAAAAGAATCTACGATGTACAGGTCTGGCAAGTCTCGGCAAAACGCGCCCACCACAAAGGCCGTGGCATCCTCATAGCCTAAATCCACCCCCAGCACGTATTCCCAATCATGGTCATGACTCAGTGTGTCAGCTAGGTTTTTCTCGCCATACTTATAAATCAGGCTATCGTCAGATTTGACCCACTGGCCTCGCCACTCACGCATATAAACCGGGCTAGTGTCTGACCAGCCGCGTTTCTTTCTTCTGTCTGCAAGCCATTCACCGGCATGAGGAACATGCGGGTTTTCCAGGATGGTCCAAGAATGATTCGAGTATTCATCCCTAAGTCCAGTCGTGGCTTCAAAAAAAATCCCCGAGCAGTGACTTGCCGGTGTCCCAATCATTGCCAATGTGCCATCGTAATCGATTAGGGCAGGCTCCAAAACTTCCTCAATAAGAGAAGTTAAGTGAGGACCAAAAGATGCGGCCTCATCAATGACAACCAGCTGGTACGCAGAGCCCCGGAGCTTATCAATCTCAGCCTCATCATCTGCACCAGACATAATGATTTGAGAACCGTTGGGAAGAATTGCAATAAGCTCCGAGGCGTTGAATTTAATGCCCAGCATGTATTTCTTATCGGCCATCTTTAGCTCTCGCCACATCAGCCGTTTGGCCGACCGTCTGGTAAGAGCAATATATGCACAAATAGTGTGGGGAGATTGGTGCGCTGCCTCCAGCAAGTAATAGCACGAAGCATAAGTCTTGCCCGCACGTCTGGAACACAGCGCGGTCTTGGTTTTACATGGATCGTCGATGAAGTCCAACTGATAATTGAATAAATCATCTCGCCACTTGTAGACGCGCTCGCCACTGACTTCTTCCTCTGTCAGAGCAGAGGTATCCGCTTTTCTTTTGACCAGTTCGCGGATTATGTCGTGGCGTTCGTACTTCATGCTACTTTCTTGGGACGACCCCGTGCAACCTTCTCAATCTTCATCCAGCTAATAGCTGTCAAAGGAATGACAAACGTTCCTTTTGTCTTGTGGCTAACTGTCACAAAGTCCTTCTCCAGTTTCAAATCATAATCAGCATGATTTGGATTCTCAACGCTTATGTAATTGTTGTTAAGAAGTGGTTGTGATGTGCTGTTTAACTGTATCGCTAAAACCTTCATTTAGGTGTCCTCCATAAACGCTTTTAAAACATCAGCATGTTGCAGCTGAGGGCTATAAATTATTCTATCTGTCATCCACGGGGCCATATAAGCAGCCATTACAGGCTCACGCAAACCGGCCTTCTCAATCAGCTTCTTGCCGACCCCGAATCCACGAAAGGGCTTTTTTACATACATAAATTGAGCAACTGGCCCAACGTGGCAAATCCACCCGGCAATCGTATCATCATCGCCCTCTGGTGTGGCAACCCAAACACTGCCCATCTCCATCGCACCTTTTATAATCTGAGTCTGCAATTTAAATACAGCCCACTTCGGCTGCTCCCGGTTCAGTCCAGCATAAGCCCTTGTCCACGATGAGAGTATAAAGTTGGTGTCCGCCTCACCCGCCTGCCTAATATCTATCACTTGCCCAAAGTCTCCCGCGCCAGCTTCTCCAGCTCCTCGTCAGA